AAAACAATGGAACAAGAAAGAATAAAAAAATGTATAGAAAAACGAGTGGAAACATTAATAAAAAATGTATTTAAAAATAAAGAGTTTGTAATATTTCCAGCATCAAGTGTTGAAGAATTAATTGATGAAAGCACACAACAAAATAACTGTGTAAGAACTTATGCTGAAAAATATGCTGATGGAGATTGCGATATTTACTTTATGAGAAAACTAGAAACCCCAACTGTTTCTCTTGTTACAGTAGAAGTAAAAAACAATAAGGTTGTGCAAAAAAGGATAAAAAATAATGGAATAACTAATAAAAAGCAGGACAAGTTTTTAGATACATGGCAAAAGAAAGTATTAGAAAAGGTGGCGATATAATGGGAAAAAAATATAGAAATAATTGTGAAGATTGTTATGATTGTGAATATTTAGGCGAGGGAGACTTCGCCTGTATGAAATATAATCACCCAGTAATAGTAAAAGAAGACTGGGGACCAACAGATTATTATAGTAATTGCAAAATGTGTGAGAAATATATACCAAATTTGAAAGGAGAATAAACATATGATTAAGTTTTTAATAGGTTTATTTATGGGGACTTTTATTGGAATAGCAATAATGTGTTTACTAATAATGTCAAAGGATGGTGAAAATAATGGATATTAATACTTTTAAAAATCAATTAATTGGACAAAAAGAAGGAATACAATATGCATTAGATTTATTAGAAACACAGAGAAAGGCACTATTAAAAGGAATGGTGACAATAGATAAAAAATTAAAGGAGCTAGAATAATGAAATGTCCTGAAATGTATAAAATAGTTCAACATAATATCAGAAGACCAGTAGTTGATAATGACGATATTTTAAGAGGAGAATATCATTTGCTAGTAGAAACACAACAATTTTGTGAATGTTATAAAGAACAATGTGCAGCATGGGATAAAGATAATAATAGATGTAGAAAGGTAGTACAATGAAATTATTTAGATTTATGAATAGAGTAGAATTTGAAAAATATAAAAATAGATTTACATTAATAAACAATAAAATACATGAAGATAAGACTAATTCAGTAGGTTTTTGCTTTTTAAATTTAGAGCAATATACTCCAGAAGAAGCGATGCATTTTTTAAGTGGTATTGTATCTTTTGATATATGTGCTGTATTTGAAACTGAAGAAAATTTAAGTGAAACATATGGGATATATTCTAAAGGCTTAAAAAGTTCAGGCAACCCAAGACAAGATCTCATAGATTTAATATTGGGGTATAAGCAAAGTGAAAATTTTAAAGTAACAGAATATTGTACTACTAGTTATGATAAAGACAGATTTAAATTAGTGAAATATAGCGAGAATATATGGGGACAATGGAAACCTGCCGAAGAACAAACAGAACTAAAATGGAAAGAGGTATAAATAATGGGCAAAGAAATTGGAGAAATAATACAAGCAAGAATAAATAAATTAGAAAAAGAAAAAATAGATTTAATACATAAGAATAAGACATATAAAGGTCTATTACAAAACCAGAACAAAGTAATTAATGCAATGGCGGAAGTTATATGCAGGTTAGACACTATGAATAATTATGATACTTGGAACAATGATATTCAAGAAGTACGAGAACACTTTGAAAGGGAAATAAAAAGAAAAAGGTGATTTAGTATGAATGAACAAGAATATATAGAATTACAAGATTTATTAACAAAATTAAGAGTTTTTTTATTAAAAGAAATATCTAACCCAGATTTAAGAACTAACAGAAGAGATATTGATATAAAAATGATAAGGAGCATTGATAATTTAAGAAAAAATGCACCATGTGTAATTAGTTGTGAGGAGGTGAAAGAATAATGTATATTAGTCTGTTTTGGTGTGGTGTTTTAGCCACAGTAGGAATTGAAATATTAGCAATAATAGTATTTGCAATAATAGACCATTGCAAAAGAAAAAACAAATTTTAGGAGGGATACATATATGAGTTTTCGTAGAAAAGTTGAGAGAAATCAATTAAAAAAGAGATTTAAAGAACATAATGAAGGTGTTTCAAAAAAACACAGAACAAGTTTTAGTAGTTATTGGAAATCATGGAATAATTTTTATAAAAAAAGAAGGGGGAATAAATAATGAAACCAGTAGATTTTGAAGATAAAAACACAGTATTAACTGCTCCAGGATGTGGCAAGTTACCAGCATTACAAACTAAAGATAATTGTCTTGTTTCATGTTGGGAAATGAGTGAAGAAGAAAAGAAAGCATTTGAAAAAACAGGTAAGATATGGTTAACAGTTATAAATTTAAAACATCCACCAATTTGTTTATCAGTGGAAAAACCATACGATATGGTAAGACCAGAAGATACAGCAAAAGAATAATAAGAAAAAGCATGTAAATGTCCACAAATACGGTTATAAACGAAGAAGAATAAAAATAAAATTCAAAAGATTAAATAAAAATAATATAAAAAACTTACATGCCTTTATAGATAGTAAAAAGAAAGAGGTGCTTTTTATGACCGAAAAAGGCAAGGGAATTGAGGTAGATCCAACATTATATAGCATAATTCAAAATTGTGTTACAGCAGGAGTTAATGAAGGAGTTAGAGCAGCATTAATTGAAATAGAGAGAGAAAAAGAAGAAAAAAGAAGACACAAGGCTGATATGCGATTTAGAAATACAGAATTGTTGTTACATAATTATATAAATTTTATGGAACACACAGAAAAATCAGTATATACTCAAAAGCAATTATCTAAAGAAGAATTATTTGACGAATTAGATTTAGATATGGATGAAGAAATTTCAGAGACACAAATTAATTCAATTATAAAATCAAAAAATAAGACAAGTATTATTATGAAACATATAAATACATTTTTAGATTATTATAAATATAAATGTGAATTATCAAATAGAGAGGACATACAAAGAAGATATAAAGTAATAGATTATTTATACTTAAAAAAAGAAAAAATGACACAAGAAAATCTTGCCGATTTTTTACACTGCAATACTAAGACAATAAGAAATACTAAAAATATTGCAATTAAAGAACTTTCAGTGTTGTTTTTCCGGAATAGATGGACTAAAAATTAAATAAAAAACATTGCCAAAAGATTGCCTCGACAATTCCTATTATAAATTATATAATGATAATGTGATATTTTGATTTTAACATAAAAATTCCTGAAAAATTTAGGTGTAAAACTCTCTGAAAAGGGAGTTTTTTCTTTATTTTACGAAAGAAGTGATACTATGAAATTTGAAGTATGTATGAAATACGAATGCAAAAATTGTAAAAATAAATTGAAATGTTTTAAGGAAGAGGTTGATTACAATGAATATCCAAAAAATAAATATAGAAAAACTAAAAGAGGCAAAATACAATCCAAGAAAAAAACTAGAAAAAACAGACGAAGCATACAAAAGAATAAAAGCAAGTATTGAAGAATTTGGATTTATAGACCCTATAATAGTAAATGCTAATAATATGACAGTTATAGGTGGGCATCAAAGATTATCAATACTAAAAGATTTAAAATACAAAGAAGTAGAGTGTGTAGTTTTAAATTTAGATGAGAAACAAGAAAAAAGGCTAAATTTATCACTAAATAAAAATACAGGATACTGGGATAATCAAAAATTGGAAGACTTATTTGATGAATTAGGTTTATCTGAAGAAGAATTGTTTGCAACAGGTTTTGCAATGTCTGAAGTTGAAGATTTAAAAACTGATTTTATTTCTGAACTTTTAGAAGATGATTTTTCATCAGTAAATAGAGAATTAAATAAATTTGCTATCACTTTTAATATTCCCAAAGAACATGAAGAAAAGTTTTCAAAGTACATAAAGATAAATGGAAAAGAGCCATTAGTAGAGATATTGATAAAAGAAATAGAAAGGGATGTATGATATGCCAGATTGTGGAAGTCAAGTTGTATTGTGCGATGTTCCTATAAGATTTGATACTTATAAAGGTTGTTCGCATTTATGCAAATATTGTTTTGTACAAAGGAAAAAAGATATAACAGATATAGAAAAAGGTGAGACTGCAAAAGCATTATTAAACTTTATTAATGGGCAAAGGTCAAAGGCAGTAAATTGGTGTGATTGGGATATTCCGCTTCATTGGGGTGGAATGAGTGATCCATTTCAACCAGCAGAAAAGAAATATAGATTATCTTATGAATGTTTAAAAGTATTTGCTGATACACAATATCCGTTTATAGTATCGACAAAAGGGAGATTGGTTATAGATGAAGAATATTTAAGGTTACTTAGGAAATGTAATTGTATTGTTCAAATTAGTATGGTTTGTTCTCAATATGATATTTTAGAACCAGGAGCACCTACATTTGAAGAAAGACTTGAGATGGTAAAAATATTATCCCAAAATGTAAAAAGGGTTAATATAAGAATACAACCATATATGACACAAGTATTCAATGATGTTAAAGCAAATATAAAAAGGTTTGCTGAAGCAGGAGCACATGGTATCATTGTTGAAGGTATGAAATTTGCAAAAAGAAAAAAGAATCTTATAAAAATTGGAGCAGATTTTGTATATGAAAAGCAAATATTAAAAGAACACTTTGAACAATTAAAAGAAGAAGCTCATAAGTATGGTCTTAAATTCTATGTAGGTGAAAATAGATTAAGAACAATGGGCGATGAAATGTGTTGTTGCGGAATTGAAAATATGGAAGGTTTTAAGGGTAATTCTTATAATTTATGCCATATAATAAACAACAAAGAATACGAAGTAACTGAAAGTATGAAAAAGCCTGACACAGCAATGTGTTTTACAAGTGTATATCAAACCACACTAGGACATGAACTGTTAGTTGGAAAAACATTTGAAGATTTTATGAAAGAAGAATATGCAAGAAAGCCTAAAATATATAACGAAATTTTTGGAAAAGAAAAATAAAGATGGTGGTGGTGATGGTATGTGAATATTAGAAAAATAAAAAAAGATTATATGTCAGGACTAAAATACAATGAAATACAAGAAAAGAATAACATCACTAAAAACCAATTAATTTATCTGATACAAAAAAATAAATGGAAAAGAAAAAGCAATAGAAGTGAAGCTCTAAAGGAAAATAAAAATGCAAAAGGAAATAAAGGCGGACCAGGAGCGGAAAAAGGAAATAAGAGGGCATTAACTACCGGAGAGTATGAAAATATATTCTCCGGTGTTTTGTCTGAAGAAGAAAACGAAATATTTAATAATTATACAATAGAAAGTAAAAAAGATGCATTATTAGAAGAACTGAAAGTACTAACAGTAAGAGAATTAAGAATGATGCATAGGATAAAAGAATTATCAGACAAAAATAAAGATATGACAATAGATAGCATATCAAAAACAAACTATCTTAATACACAATGGAATCATCAAAATTCTACAACTACAATAACACATGCTGAAAATACCACAATAGCTATACAGAGAATTGAAGAAGCACTAACAAGAGTACAAGAATCTAAACGAAGATGCATAGAAAGTCTAAACAAAATTGGAATTGATAAAGAAAAACTAGAGATAGAAAAAGCAAAATTAGAAATAGAGAAACAACGATTAGCAATAGAATTAGCAAATCAAGAAGGCGAAGAAATAGAAGACACTTCTGAAACGGATGTGGAGATATATGGCAGTTAAGAATATAAAAAAGAAAAAAACTATTAATTTTAATTTTGGAGATAAACATAAAGATTATATAAGAAATTGTGTAGATTGTACTTTTAATATAGCAGAACGGAGCAGTAAGAGCAGGAAAAACAGTTGATAATGTATATGCTTTTGCACATGAGCTTAAAACAACTCCTGATAAAATTCATTTAGCAACAGGTTCTACTAGTGCAAATGCTAAACTTAATATAGGGGATGCAAATGGTTATGGACTAGAATATATTTTTAGAGGGCAAAGTCATTGGGGAAAATTTAAAGGCAATGAATGCTTGTATATAAAAGGTCCAGATACTAATTACAAGCAAAGAATAGTAATTTTTGCTCGGTGCTGCAAAAGAAGATAGTTATAAAAAAATTCGTGGTAACTCTTATGGTATGTGGATAGCAACCGAGATTAACTTGCACCATGACAATACTATTAAAGAGGCATTTAACAGACAATTAGCAGCAAAAAGAAGAAAAATATTTTGGGACCTTAACCCAGATAACCCAAATGCAGATATTTATACAAAATATATAGATAATTATGCAAAAAAACATAAAGATGGAACTCTACTTGGTGGATATAATTATGAGCATTTTACTATATTTGATAATATAAATATTCCAGATATAAGAAAACAAGAAATAATAAGTCAATATGACCAAAATAGCATATGGTATTTAAGAGATATTCTAGGAAAAAGATGTATAGCTGAAGGATTATGTTATAGAACTTTTGCTAATGATCCTATGAAATATAGAATATCTAGAGAAGATGCTAAAAATAGAATTTCTCAAATAATTATTTCAGTTGACTTTGGTGGTAGTGGTTCAGGGCATGCTTTTGTAGCAACAGGAATAAGTAGAGATTTTAGAGATGTTATTGCATTAGCAAGTGAAAGACATTTTGGAGATATAGACCCAAATAAATTAGGAGATTTGTTTGTTGATTTTGTATTGAAAATTATTAATGTGTATGGAATGCCAGACATATGTTATGCAGATAGTGCAGAACAAACATTAATTAGAGGTTTAAGAAGTTCTTTACTTAAAGCAAATATTAATCTTGCTATTGATAATGCATGGAAAACAGAAATAAATGAAAGAATAAGAGCTACAAATAGACTTATGGGACAAATGAGATTATATCTAACAGATGACTGCGAATCATTAGAGACAGCATTTTGTACTGCTGTTTGGAATCCAAAAGAGTTAACAGTAGATGAAAGACTTGACGATGGAAGTTCTGATATAGACTCTCTTGATGCATTTGAATATACAATAGAAAGATATATAGAACTTCTAATAATAACGGAGGTATAAAAATGTTTAATAAGATTTTAGGTTGGATAAGGAGTGTAATAAATAAAATGTTTAATGTAAATATTGGAACTAAATTTAATGTAAATGTTGCTATATCAGATAAAATGGTAACAGCAATAAGTTTATGGGAGAAAATGTATAAAGATGAAGCACCATGGCTTAATGATAATGTTATAAGTGCAGGACTACCAGCATCTATATCAAGAGAGTTAGCTACTTTAACATTAGTTGAATTTGATAGTGAAATAACAGGAAGTAAAAGAGCAGACTTTTTAAATGAAAGATATAAAAAAATAAAGAAGAAATTAAGAAAAAATCTAGAGTATGGGTGTTCATTAGGTAATTTGGTGTTTAAACCATATGTAGCTAATAATCAATTATTAGTGGATATAGTAAAAGGGACTAACTTTTTTCCAGTTGAATATGATAGCAATGAAGATTGTACAGCAGGAATTTTTGTTAGTAGAAAAGTAGAAGGTAAGTATTTCTTTACAAGACTTGAATATCATGAATTAGACACAAGTACTAGAAAATATACTATAAAAAATAAAGCATATATGAGTTCAAGTGAAGAAACTTTGGGACAAGAAATTTCGTTAAAAGCAGTTAAAGACTGGGAAGATATAGAAGAAATTGTAGGAATAAACAATATAGAAAAGCCATTGTTTGGTTATTTCAAAATTCCTTTTGCAAATACAATAGATCCAGATAGTCCTATCGGTGTTTCAGTATATTCTAGAGCAGCAAAATTAATAGAAGAAGCAGATAAACAATTTGCTAGATTACTTTGGGAATTTGAAGGCTCTGAATTAGCAATAGATGCAGACCCAACAGCTTTACAATCTAGTAAAATGATAAGTGAAAAATTAGAGTTACCTAAATTAAAAGAAAGACTATTTAGAGCAACAAGTTCAAATAAAGATGGAAAAGCCTTTTATGAAGTATTTAGTCCTGAAATTAGAGAAACAGAATTATATAAAGGGTTTAATGATATTTTAAAAAGAATTGAATTTGTTTGTGGATTAGCTTATGGAACAATATCAGATCCTGAGTTGATAGAAAAAACTGCAACTGAAATAATGAGTGCAAAGCATAGGAGTTATTCAACAGTTTCAGACATTCAAACAAGTTTAGAAGATGCATTAGAAGATACTATATATGCAATGGATGTATTGGCTACACTTTATCATTTAGCTCCTCTTGGAAAATATGAAACAAGTTATGAATGGGATGATAGTATTCTTGTAGATGCAAAAGAAGAACAAAGTATAATGATGCAAGAAGCTAATATGGGATATATTAAAAAAGAAATATATCTAATGAAAAGATATGGTGTTACAGAAGAACAAGCAAAAGAAATGATGCCAGCACAAATAGAAGATACAACCGAAGATGAAGAGTAGGTGATTTAAATGCTAACTCCAGAATATTTAGAACATTGTGCAGACGAAGCAATAAAGATTAATATAGAATTAGAAAATTTTATTATTAAAGATATAGCAAGAAGAATAGCACAAGCAGGGGTTATGACAGAAACAGCTAGACATCAAATAAAAGCATTGCAAGAAAGTGGCAATTTATATGATGATATAATAACCGAAATAGCAAATATAACTAATCAATCTAAAAAGGCTGTAAAAAAGATATTTGAAGAAGCAGCAGTACAAACAATTAGTTATGATGATAAGATATATGAACTAGCAGGATTAAAACCTACTGCATTTAGAGAAAGTCCGGCAATGATGCAGATATTAAAAACAGGACTAGAAAAAGCAAATAATGATATAACAAATTTAATTATGACAACAGCCGGAACATCTGAAAGTAAATTTAAAGAAATAACCAATATGGCATATAGGCAAGTAACAAGTGGTGCATTTGATTATAATACAGCGATTTTTAATGCAGTTGAACAATTATCAAAAGATGGAATAAATGTAATGTATCCTTCTGGAAAACTAGACAAAATAGATGTTGCAGTAAGAAGAGCAGTATTAACTGGTGTAAATCAAACAGCACATAAATTACAAGATAAAAGAGCAGATGAAATGAATTGTGATTTAGTTGAAGTAACTGCACATATTGGTGCTAGAGTAACAAAAAAATTAGATCATACAAATCATGCTTGGTGGCAAGGTAAAGTATATAGCAGAAGTGGTACTAGTACAAAATATAAAAGTTTATCTGTAACAGGATACGGAAAAGTAGATGGATTAGGTGGTATAAATTGTAGGCATAATAAATTCCCTTTTATTGAAGGAATTAGTAAAAGGGCATATACAGATGAAGAATTGGAAACCATAAATAATAAAAAAGTTGTTTATAATGGCACAGAATATGGAGAATATGAGGCATTAAAAATACAAAGAGCTAAAGAAAGAGAAATTAGAGATATAAAAAGAGAAATTTCAGGTTATCAAGGTATTATGCTTGGTACTGAAGATGAAAATTTGTTATTTGAAGCAAAAAATAAATTTGATTTAACTTCTAATAAATTGAAACGAAAAGAAAAAGAATTAAATAGTTTTATAAAACAAACAGGACTTAAAAGAGATGATTCAAGAGAAAGAGTGGCAGGATTTAATAAAAGTATTTCTCAAAAGGCTGTATATGGCTCAAAATTAATTGAAAAAAACAAAGAAATATTATATAATAGTAGTATAGGGTTAGGGCAAAAATTAGTATTTATAGACAATTTAGGCAACAGAGCATTTATTCCTAAGGATGCAGAAATAACAAACATATTAACTATTGCTGGAGATGGTGCAAAGGCATTTAGAAATGCATCAAAATATGCTGAAAAATATGGTGGCAAAGCAAGTGATTGGACTAAAAGAGCAGGAAAAATTGAAAGTGATAAATATATATTTGATATGCACTGGGTCCAAAGTACAAATGGGTTAATGTGTGATTGGAAAATAAAGAATAAAACATTAAAGGAGGGGAAATAGTTGAAAGTTAAGTATATCGGAAAAAGCTTTGGAGTTGAAGGCTTAACAAATGGAAGAATATATGAATGTATTGGAATAGAAGATGGAATGTTAAGAATAATAGATGATAGTGGTGAAGATTATTTATATTCAGCTATCAAGCCATCCAGTTTAGAACATATAGAGTTGTGTGGAAAATGGGAAATCATTGAAGACAACGAAAATGAAGATTTAAAGAAAATAATAATATAGAAAGCATTATACAATAAAAGTATAGTGCTTTTTTATTTGAAAGGTGGTGATAAATATGGCAAAGACAGTAAATTTAAGAATAAAGCACGACTTTGAAGATAAAGAAACAAAGCAGGAATATATAAAAGGGAAAGTTTATCCGTTCTCAGAAAAAAGAGCAGAAGAGCTATTAAAAAACCCTTATATAGTAGAAAAAGTTGGCGAAACTGAAATTGAAGAAAAAGCACAAGAAAAAGAAAAGACAGAAAATGTAACAAAATAGTTAATAAAATTAGGCATATATAATATGTCTATTTTTTTATTTAAATTCGATTACTTGCAAATCGTAACAAGTGCAAGCAGCAAGAGATGAAAAACTCGTAAAAAATCGTAGCTGGGAAAGGAAAAGTATTATGAAAAGAAAAATTGTTGAAGACTTAATAAAAGGTCTAGGTGTAACTGATGAAGCTGAAATTAAAAAAGCAGTTGATAAAATCATGGAAGAAAACGGAAATGATATCACTCCGTTAAAAACAAAAATTGCTACTCTTGAGGAAGACATTGAAGTACAAAAAGGTGTTGTAGAAACAAAAAACACAAAAATTAAAGAATTAGAAGGTGTCGATTTAGAGGCTATAAAGACAGCTGAATATGAAAGGGGAAAAGCCGAAGGCTCAAAAGAAGTTGAAGATATGAAATTCAATACTGCCCTAGAAACTGCCTTAAAAGGTTTCAAAGTAAAAGATAAGGCATCAATAATAGGACATTTGGATATGAAAAAAATTGGTAGAGAAAAAGATGAAAAAACTGGAGAGATTAAAGTAACAGGTTTAGAAGAACAAATAAAACCAATTCAAGAAAATGAAAACTTGAAATATTTATTTGAATCTGAAGAAGATAATAAAAACTTGCCAAACTTCAGTACACAACAAACTAATAATAACCAAGGTTCTAATATTGGAAATGGAACTTTATTTGATGCATTAAAAGAAAAATTTAAATAAAAATTAGGAGGTATGTAATATGATTACATTAGAACAAGCCAAAGTTGGTATGGCAGATAAAGTAGACCAACAAGTTATTGATGAATTCAGAAGAGGTTCATTATTATTAGAGAAATTATTATTTGATGATGCGGTTTCTCCAGGAACTGGTGGAAGTACATTAACTTATGGATATTTGAAGTTAAAAACTCCAGCAACTGCTAATTTCAGAAAATTAAATACTGAATATTCAGGAGATGAAAAAGCATCAAATGAAGCAGTAAGAGAAAAAGCAACTGCTGATTTAAAAATATTCGGAGGAGAATTCAAACTAGATAGAGTTATAGCTAATTCTTCTGGTGCTATTGATGAATTAGATTTCCAAATGAAAGAAAAAATTAAAGGTGCTATAAACTTATTCCACTACACTGTTATTAATGGTGATTCTAACACAAATGAAGATGAATTTGATGGACTAGACACTATATTAACAGGTGCTAGTACAGAATATAACACAGCAGAAGCAATAGACTTATCTGATAGTGCTAAAATGGATGCAAACTATAATGTATTCCTAGATATGATGGATGCCTTTGTTGCTTTAATGCAAGGTAAACCAACAATGTTCTTAATGAATAGCAAAATGAAAACAAAAATGAAAGGTATTGCAAGAAGAGCAGGTTACTATTCAAGAACAGAAGACTCTTTTGGACAAAGTGTTGATAACTGGGATAATGTTCCAATGGTAGATTTAGAAGAATTCTACGATGCAACAACACAAAAAACTATCCCATGTGTTCCAATTGCAGAAGATGGAACAACAGATATTTATGCAGTTCAAATCGCAAAAGATGGATTCCACGGTGTTTCTTTACAAGGTGAAAAAATAATTTCTACTTGTTTACCAGACTTAAAACAACCTGGAGTTATCAAAAAAGGTGATGTTGAAATGGTTTCAGCTGTTGTTGTAAAAAATACACTAAAAGCTGGTGTATTCAGAAAAATAAAAGTACAATAATGTACAAAAAATAATAAATAGGAGGGCTTAAAAATATGCAAGCAAAAGTATTTTTAAACCAACCATTAACACAAGTAAGATATGGGCTTCACTTTGAAAAAGGTGAAGCTCTTTGTGATAATGAATATATTATTACAAAATTACAAAAAAAAGGTGTTAGGGTTGAAATAATCGATGAACCAAAAGAAAAAACACTTGATGAAATGACAGTTGCAGAATTAAAAGAATATGCAACAGAAAATAATATTGAAATTCCATCAAATGTTAAAAATAAAGCAGATATAATTGAATATTTAAAAAATTATAATGCTGAAGATGAAAAAGAAGAAGAAGGAAATCCTGAAGAAAAAACAGATGGAGAAACAAAAGATCCTGAAACTAATCCAGAAGGAAATCCTGAAGA